TTTGGCGGCTGCTGTTTCTAAAGCCTTAGATGTTTCAGCCCTTGATATTCAAATCGATGTTTCTTTTAATGTTCCTGAAGAATCAAAAGCTTCAGTTTTAGAAGCCATAAACGGGATAAAAGCATATGGTGTCGATGCAGAAGCAGCCCTTGAAGCAGTTAGGCGGCAATGGGCTTTAAATGGTGATCAAACAGATGCATCAAATCAAAAAGTTATTGCAAGTGCAGGAACAATTGCGAGTGCCTATGAAGCCATTGATTTAACTGAATTGATTCAAGAATCAACTGAAATGGCAGGCAGTTTGGGAATGTCGCAACAGGAAGCCCTTGGTATGACCGATGCACTTTTGAAAATGGGATTTCCGCCTGAACAGCTTGATATTATTACCGAATACGGAGCGCAATTATCAAGAGCAGGTTATAGTGCAGAAGAAATTCAAGGAATTTTTGCAGCAGGCGTTGAAACGGATTCTTGGAATATAGACGTACTTTTGGATGGTGTTAAAGAAGGGCGAATTCTTATGGCAGAATTCGGTGCAGGTGTTGATGAAACAACAACAAAATTAATTGAAGGAACAGGGATTTCAGCAACACAACTTCAAACATGGGGAAAAGCTGTTGCTGAAGGCGGAGCAGCAGGAAAAACAGCCATGACAGATGTCACAACTGCCTTGATGGGGATCGAAGACGAAACCAAAAGGAATCAGGTAGGCGTAGAACTATTTGGTACTTTATGGGAGGAAAACGGAGATAAAATTGGGCAAACCATTTTAGGAGCAACAGAAAAAACAGGTGATTTAACAAAGAATAATGATGGCTTAAATAAAAGTATGGCAGCCTTAAATGCAGATCCACAAGTTCGCTTAAATACTGCCTTACAAGATATGCAAACGGCTTTAAGACCTATATTAACTTTTATCGCTGAATTAATTGCTAAAATTGCCGATTGGATATCAGAAAATCAAAATTTAGCAGCAGGCATAGGAGCAGCCATTGCAGTTGTTACAACAATTATCGGTTTAATAACAGCGTTGACACCTTTATTTGTATCACTAAAAATTGCAGCAGCCGCTTTAAATATTGCCATGTTGCCCATGACAGGAACGGTTCTAGCAATTATTGCAGCCATCGCAGCTATTATTGCAATAGGCGTTTTACTTTATAAAAATTGGGATGAAATCACAGCAGCAGGAAAAAAATTAAATGATAAAGTTGAAGAATTTTTTACCAACATAGTAAAAGTGGTTGATGAAAAAATCGATGAAGCAAGAGAAGCCATTGTAACAGGATGGACAACAATGGTTAAAGATACAAATGAAAACCTTGAAGAAATGAAAACTAAAGTAACAGAAGCTTTTTTTAAGATGATCGAAACAGCAAAAGAAAAATGGGAGGAATTCAAGAAAACCATATCCGATAAAATAAAAGAAACACAAGAAAATATTGCTACAACAATGCAAAATATTTTAACCAACATACAAGAAAAATGGGAATCCATAAAAACGAATATTGAAACAAAAATGAGTAATATTGTTTCTATGATTAAAGCAAAATGGGAGGATTTTAAAGAAACTATTCGCTCAAAAATGGAAGAAACTTTTGAAAGAATTAAGGCGATTTGGGGAAATATAACAAGCTTTTTTCAAGGAATTTCATTATTGCAAATAGGAAAAGACATAATTAATACTTTGATTTCAGGTATTGCAGGCATGGCAGGAAGTATAAGAACAGGAGCAGAAAATTTATGGGGAAATGTTTCAGGTTATTTTAAAGGCGTTAGTTTATACAATATAGGCAGAGATATTATTCAAGGTTTAATTAATGGTGTTGGTTCAATGGCAAAAGCTTTATGGGCAAAGGCAACTTCTTTAGCAGAAGGTATTGGTGCGAGAATTAAAAAAGCCTTGAAAGCAAAAAGCCCTTCAAGGGTAACAATGGCACTAGGAGAGTTTGCAGGTGAAGGTTTAATTGAAGGACTTGATCATACTGTTAGAAGGGTAAAATCAATGGCGGAAAAATTGGCACATGCTGCTGTTCCAAAAACGTATATGACAGAAGCACAAGCCGCCTTTTTAAATAAATCAAGATCAGGCGCTTCAAAAATAGGCGCAACTGCTGCACCTAATCCATCATCTAATAAATCATATGTTGTTAATTTACATTCACCTAAAGCGCTTGATATAAGAGAAGCCACACGACTTTTTCAGCGCACTTTAAGCAAAATGTCGCTGATGTGGTAAAAGAGAGGTGACAACAAATGTTAAAAGTTCAATCCATTACTTTGTATGATGCAGAAAATCATTTTTTATTTATTAACGGTGATCATATTCAAAGCTTTCCTATTACAGGCGGTGAAGAAGGGAATATGATCAGTACAAAAGTATGGAATCAGCATGGAAATACTCATATCGAAGCTTACATGGAATCTTATCAGGGTGAATTAGCTTTTATTATTCCGACTGTTGATATGCCGAACGAAACGATTGCAGAAAAAAGAATGAACATAACAAATATCTGTAATCCTTTAAATGGAACAGTGACAATGAAAATTGTTTTAAATACAGGTAAAGCTTATAACAGGGATATCACTTTTATAACAGCGCCTGTCTTTCCTATTGGTTTTGAAAATAGAAATCGAGACTGGCAGCTTGTACAAGTATTTTATGAAGCTAATAATCCTTTTTGGTATGAAGAAGAAACGATTGTTGAAACTTTTCAGAGAGTTGATCCAACATTTTTATTTGGTTTTACTTTTTCACCAACAACACCTGTTTATTTTGGAACAGTTATTCCTTCAAAATTTACTACAAATTATGGACAGGTTGAAGCGCCTATTACAATCAGGATAACAGGATCTTGTATTAATCCATTTATTGAAAACAAAACAACAGGTGAATTTATTAAATTTAAAAATCTAACCATGGGCGCTTCAGATGTTTTGATCATCGAAACTACTTTTGGACAAAAGAAAGTTTTATTAAATGGGCAAAATGTTTTTAATAAATTAGATTTTGCATCAACATTTTTTAATTTAAAAGTAGGCGTAAATGAAATTGATTTTACGGATGAAACAGGAACAAGTGCTGCAACTATCCATGTAATGTACAGGCATCTATATATAGCCATTTAAAGGATGTGAGATTGTGACAATAAATTCTTATTTTTATGATTCTGTTAGTAATGACAGACCGTATTCAGCAATAGATTTTGCAAAAGCCTTTAATACGATTACAGATACAGGCATCATTTTACAAGCCGATGGAACAACAGGTTTTGATTTAGGTGGAACAAATTTCACAACAATTTTTGCAGGAAAAGCAGTTGTTGAAGGGCGTTTTGTTGAAGTGCCTGAAGGGACAACAGAAATAATTACTGTTCCTATTGGAAGTTATTCAGGAATGATTGTTATTCGAGTGGATGCATCGGATGCAAGAAACGCAGCAATTGTTGTTAAAACAGATCAAAATCCTATTAAAACTGAGGCGCTTTATGAATTGCCTTTATATAATGTTACTGTTGCAAATAATGTTATAACAAGCACTTCAGATTTAAGGGTACAAGGCGGAGCAGTTGCCAAAATTCCGACAAGCGTTGTTACATGGGGTGCAGATACAAATGGCGTTTATGTGAACCTTGGAAAATATAATGGTACAGGAAAGCCTATTAAATTATATTTAACATCGGTTCAACCTGCTGCTTCAACTGCTGAAATTCGTGCTTGGATTCAAATCGAGAATTTTTAAGGTGGTGCAGCAATGGGAAAAGGAGAATTTCAAAAAGAAGCCGATACAACTTGGAGCGATACGCAAGCAAAAAAATTCAATGCTAAAACAGGCACAACAGGAAAAGTTATGCATTCAAGTTCTAATGCATGGCATGAAAACTATCCACAAACTAATGTATATGAACAATATTTTAATGTCACATGGACACAAGGATATAACGGTTCAGGCACAAAATTAGATTATGGCGTTTGGGGTGAGCATCCAAAAGCAGGCGATACTTTTGGCTTTATTGGGTTATTTGGTTTTAATAATGCAGACTTGAAAAATTTTGTTGCAGGCGGAGTTGTTCAAAATATGCAAATTGAAGTTGCCATTGATAGCCCTTCAAGCGGTGCAGATCCTGATATTTATTTTGGTACTCATACTTATTGGTCAAAGCCTGAAAGCACAGAATGGGCGTTTATTGATAGTCAATATAAGACATTATCAAAATTCGTCAATTACGGTTACGATTATAGAAAATGGGTGTCAATTCCGGTTCTTGGATGGTGGAATGGAAGCATGGGCGGTGTTGCCTGTTGGGGTGAAACTTCAACAGCAGCCGATGCTGCAAGATTTGCAGGAAAATCAACATCACATGGAATGGTTGGTTTTAATACAAGGCTATTTATTAAGGTTTTGAAATAAAGGGTGAAAAAGTAAATGGCAAATCTTCAAATAAATATTTTTAATTCAAATTTAGAATGGATGGGTGTCGTTGATGCTGTTCAATCATTAGTGCATCGCACATCATGGCATGAAATCAGCAACAGTGAAATGTCAGTAAGTAAAACAGCGCAAGGCGTAGACGAATTACAAATAGGAAGAATTCTACTAGTAAATAATCAGCGATATAAAGCATTGGTGATTGAAGAATTATCAGCATCTTCAGATGATCAATATTGGAATTATACATTGATTCCATTAAAGGGAATTTTAAATTATAGAATTACCCATCCAACAGATTCACAAGCTACACAACTATTATTCCAATCTGAAGCCATGATGGTTTTAGCATCAAGTAATTTAGTTTCACAAATAAGAGATAACAACAGAAAATTTTTGAATTCAGATAATATAACAAATATGTTTGATGTAAATGATTATAAATTTTATGGTGAAATTATTAGTTTCACAGTCGATTGGAAAACAGGATATTTAGGTGATGCCCTTGTTTCAATTGCAAAAATGAATGCAGATGGTGAATTCCCTATTGGATGGAATGTTCACGTTTCAGATACTTTTGATAAAGTTCGTATGGACACATACAAGGCTTTGAATCGTTCAGTGAATCAGGTATTAATTCCGCCTGTTGTTTTTAGTGAAGAATTTGGAAATATAAAAAATGTGTCTTACACTTATTCAACTAAAGAATGGCGCAATGTTGCTTATATTGGTTGGAACAATGGAACAACAGATCAAACAAGCGGTGTTGTCAATTATTCACATGGCGATGTAAAGGGCTTTAATCGAAGGGAAATTGTTTTAGATTCAAGTAAAAAAACAACAGCAGAAGTTTTGCATGAAGGAAAATCAGAACTAAACAAAAGACCGCACATTGAAAGTTTTACAGCAGAAATATTAAATAACGAAAATACGATGACAACATATATGAAAGATTGGTTTTTAGGCGATATCGTAACGATTCAATCAAACCATATTAAGAAAGATCAATTATTATCAATTAACGCACAAATTATTGAAATTGAAGAAGTATATGATGCAGGCGAATATAGTATCAATGTTACTTTTAGTGAGGGAAAATTATCATTACTTCAACTAATAAAAAATGCTATTAGTGCAAAGAAGGGGTGAGCGTTTCATGTGGAACAATGAATTAATTTCAGGAATTACAATTGGTGCAGCCGCAACTGTTCCTATAATTGTTGCCATCGTTCAAGTATTCAAAATGACAGGGTGGATTCAAGATAAATATTCACCTATTGTTTCAATAATCACAGGTATTCTTATTTCTTGTTTGTTGGGACAAGATACAAATAGTTGGAATGTAAACATTTTAGCAGGGATCTTATATGGTTTAGCTTCAAGCGGATTATATTCGACAGTTAAATCAACAGCCCATGCAATAAAAAAAGACAGGCATGAACTAGATCAAGAAACTAAAAACAAATAATAGGAGGCTGTTCATTTGGTTCTTATCTACTTAAATGCAGGACATGGTGGAAAAGATGCAGGAGCAATTGGAAATGGCTTAAAAGAAAAAGATTTAACATTAGATATTTGTAAAAGGATTCAAGCAGGCTTGCAAAATTATGAATGTGAAATTTTAATGTCAAGAACTGAAGATATATTTCTTACACTTGATCAAATAACGAATCAAGCAAATCAGGCAAAAGCAGATGTTTTAATATCTGTTCATATTAATTCAGCAACAACAGCAAGGGCAAAAGGTTTTGAAACTTTTATTTATCCGAATGCTAGTACAGGAACAAAAGCTTTTCAAAATGTATTACATGAAGAAATAAAAGCAGCAATTGGTTCAGGAATTACGGACAGGGGAAAAAAGCAAGAAAATTTTCATGTGCTTAGGGAATCGAATATGAAAGCAGTTTTAACTGAAAACTTATTTATCAGCAATGCAGCCGATGCTTCAAATTTAGCAAATGATACTTTTAAACAAAGAATTGCAAATGGACATGTTTCAGGAATCCATAAATTTTTAGGATTAAAAGAACATGCAAAAAAACCGCCTCCAAAAGACGAAACACTTTTTATTGTTCAAGTGGGCGCTTTTGAAGAACGTAAAAATGCTGAAGCAGTTGCAGCAGATTTATTAAAATTAGGGTATAGACCATTCATAAAACAACAATAATAGAAGTAGGTTTGAGAATGTGTTGTATGCCATGTGTACACTTTTCACCTTTCAACATGAAAGCCGTCTTATGTCCTAAAGGCGGCTTTTTTGCATTAATTGCCATTATAAAAAACATCATAAAGGATCATCTTAATTAGTACAAAGTAGATGCAATTTAATAGGCTAATTCCCGAACCATGAACCTGTTCATGCAGCCTAATATAAGCCGCTTTGTAATTTTTCTACAAAATAAATAATGCTTCAAAATCCGACTTGATGGCTACAAGTTGATAAAATTTTTGAATAAAATAATCACTGTTGTTTAAAATAAATAAGGCGTATTACATCTTACTTTTCAGGAGCGATTCCCTCAATCGATGGAAGAAAGAAGTCTTTTAATTAAGGCTTCTTTTTTCATTATTCCCATTCTAAAGGGCATAACTAAAATTAAAGGGGTGATTAAATGAAAAGAAAAATAATCATAGTAGCATCTATTTTAATGCTGTTGCTGCCTTCAATTTCATTAGCACAAGGTACACAAACTTATACGGTTCAAAGAGGCGATTCATTATGGAAAATCGCAGTTAAATATCAAATAGGCATTACTGAAATTATTGCAGCAAATAAACAAATTCCTGATATAAACATGATTTATCCGATGCAAAAAATTAATATTCCTAACATAAATCAAACTAAGGGCGTTGAAGAACAGGTTCTAGTTTTAGTCAATCAAGAGCGTTCAAAAGCAGGGTTAAAGCCGCTTCAAATGGATTGGGAATTGCAAAGAGTAGCAAGAACAAAATCATGTGATATGGCGCAAAAGAATTACTTCAGCCATCAAAGCCCAACATATGGCAGCCCTTTTGATATGATGAAACAATTTGGTATTAACTATAAATCAGCAGGAGAAAACATTGCTTCAGGACAAACCACACCTGCTGAAGCCATGGAAGCTTGGATGAATAGTTCAGGGCATAGGGCTAATATTTTAAATACAACTTATACTCATATAGGCGTGGGATATTGTACAGGTGGACAGTATGGGCATATGTGGACACAAATGTTTATTTCTAAATAAAGCATGGGAGAAATTCCCTTGCTTTTTTTTATCATAACTATATACATATGTTCATAGTGATGCTATAATAAAGAAGTAGTAAAGGGAACGAGAAAAAAAAGAAAAGCAGCCTTATCAAAAGGCTTGAATGTGCGAATAGACAAAATGCACATCATAAAAAACAGACAAAAAGGGGAAATGAGAAATGGCAACTAATAGAGAAATGATTGAAGAAATGGCTATGTTAATAGGGTATGAATACGATGGCGGAAATCTTAAAACATTTCAAGAATGGGCAAAAGCAGGCTATATTGTTAAAAAAGGTGAAAAGGCATTTTTAGCCCTTGAATTATGGAAGCCATTCACAAAAAAACTTGATGAAAAAGATGAAAACGGCAAAGAAAAAGAAGAACAGCGTTTCATGCTTAAAATGTCACACCTGTTTATTCCTAGTCAAGTTGAAAAAGG